GCCGCGATGCCTTCGCCTCCCAACGGAACGTGGACACCAAATCTTTTCGGAGAGCTGCTTCCTGTAACAGACCTTGAACATAAAACGAAAGACGGGCTAGACCTTCGTTCCCTTGCGGAAAAGCTTGGAAACAGGGAGGCTGTTCTCATGATTGACAATTTCAAGAAATACGGTGACGAGTCAATCAACCAGTCGGTAACTCATTCGTTGCTTATCAGCCATATATAATTTATCTTAAGGTCATCCATAGTTTATGGGAATTTTCGGAAATTTCATGCAGAGGTTCAGGTCTTCTGACGTAGCGGCGTCTGGCGGCGACATCGCTGACGTTGACGAAAAGGAGATACCGAACAATCCGTCTGGAAGGGACTTTCTCGATGCGGCAAGAAGTTCGATAAGAAAGACCATAGACAAATATTCCATCGTACAGAACTCTCTTTCGCTTGGAAACAAAGGACGTGGAAGCACATACGGTGAGAGGGTTTCCACTCCGTTTGGCTCGGCAGGAATAATAAATCCAGGCTCCGATGTAGACCCTACGTTTGCGTCATCAACTCTTGGACTTGCCCTTCCTGTAGATACCAACAAGGTTCAAAGGATTCAGTCTTATGACAATATCGCAAGATACCCTGAACTTGACTGGTGCATAGGGGAAATTGCGAACGACTTCATACACGAGGACATCGACGGCGAATTCATGAACCTTAAGTTCAAGTGTGATGAGGGGAAGTATTCGCAGGGGGCGGACAAGGTTTTACAGGAGGAATTTCGCCATCTTGTTTCGAATTTCGACATTCGTTCAAATGGATATAACATGATTCGCAAGTTCCTTATCGAGGGGGAACTTTGTTTCGAGAATGTCATAGACCCAAATCATCCTGAATATGGAATAATAGGAGCAAAATACATACCTAACATGTTCTTTGATTTCCTTAGGGATTCAAGAACTGGACAGGTCTGCGGTCTTTTCATAGACCCTGAAAGAATAAGGGTCATGGCACAGTACGGGGGATATGGTGGAGCGTCTAATTCCTATACAGGACAGTCCACAACGGTGTTCAATGCGGTAAGACAGTATCCGGCATATTCATATACATACTCCGCAAGCATGAAGAACAAGATTGTCATGCCGTGGGAGCAAGTAACGTACATGAATTCAGGAGTTCTTTCCGAGGATGGTTCGGTGGTGTTTCCTGCAATCGAGAGGGTCGTCGTTCCTGTACGGCAGCTTCTTCTCATGCATGATGCGATGGTCATCCTAAGGATAACGAGGGCGCCTGAGCGTCTTGTGTTCAATCTTGACATGACAGGACTTCAGCCTAAGGAGGCAAAGAAGGAAGTCCGCAAGTTCATGGAGCAGCGTCGTTCGAAAAAAGCTGTTGTTGGAAGTGGAGCGGTCACAAACGTATACAACGCCGAGACGATGCTCGACGCATACTATTTCTGGAAGACATCCGAAGCTTCAGGTGCGCAGGTTACTTCGCTTAATTCTACAGCACATTACAACGAACTTCACGATGTCGAGTATTTTCTACATAGAATTCTCAAGTTTCTGAACATACCGTGGGCGAGATGGCAGGAATCGTCAGCCAACAGGCAGGACAGGAATTCAATAGTGAACGAAGAGTATTCGTTTGCGCAGATGATTGTGAGGATGCAGCAGCTATTTTCCTCTGCTGTAAAGAAGACGTTCATAACACACTTGAGGCTTAGAGGACTGTTCGACAAGTTCGACGTGAACGAGAGCGACTTCGATGTGATAATGGTCGCTCCTGCGATATTTGAACTTTACCAGGCACAACAAAGGTTCAATGATGGTCTTGACATAATGTCAAAGCTTGCAGGACTCGACTTTATGTCAAAGAACCTTATTCTCAAGAAAGTGTTCTGCTGGACAGACAGCGAAATAAAGGAGAATGAGGTAAACGTAAGGCGCGAGGCGTTGTACAAGGCGCAGACAGATTTCATGGCTCAGTCCGTAGGACAGGCAGGAACCCCAACCGCAGGCAAGCTTTGGCTAGACCCTGAAAAGTACGTCAACCCGCCTCCTACGAATCCAACAGGCACCGATGTCAATGGCGGTGCTCCGATGCCTCCGCCTGACGGTGGCGGAGCACCAGGCGGCATGCCCACTCCACAGGGAGGAGAAGGAATGCCACCTCCACAACCGGATATGGCCGGAGGAGCGCCTGGCGGTGAAGCCGCAGCAATGCCTCCTCAACAGGAAATGCCTCCGATGGAAGGTGGAGGAGAAACGCAACCTCCTATTGGCGGAGGCGGTATAGAGCCTCTTGACATGACAGAACCCAAGATTCCGGAAGTAGATGATTCCGGAACGTCAAAGGCTGAAAAGGAAGTCAAGACCAATCCTGAATTTGGTGACTTCGAGAAGAAGGAGCGTGGAAAGACGCCTGATTTCATGAAGCACTATCCTGAGACGGAGGATGGAGTAAACTCCCTTGATACAGGCAGGGGAGTTCCGCTTAAGACGATATTCGACAGAACTCTAGGAGACGAGCTTGATTCGAAGAAGAGCCTTGAAGACATATTCGGAGAAGAATTCGGAAAGTCTGAGAAGAAGTTCAAGAGGCGTTCTCTAAAATCCGTGTTCGATGATTCATTCGGAGAAGAAGAGACCGAAACCACTGTAAAAGAAGAAACTCCAAGAAAAACGCTTACTTCTACGTTCAAGGATGTTTTCATCAGAAAGATTCCGATGGAAGACCATTTCAAGACCGCTTTCAAAAAGTAGCAAACAATATTGGAGACAAACAAAAAACCGCGATTTTATTCGCGGTTTTTCTTTTTATTTTCTCGAATCTTGTCGAGAAAGCTAACCCATCTTTAGTTGTGCGGTAGTTTACATCGTTTAAATTAGTTACGAGGCTTGTTAGAAGGATTGTCAAGATATTGAGAATCGAAGTCAAAGTATAATTGTCCATTTGAGTCTTTTTGTTTTGGAGGACGGCTTAGTATCTCGACAACCTTTTCGGCAAAGGCGGCGACAGCCGTTGTCCACATTTCATCGTCAAACCCTGAATAACCGTAATATGGTTCGCTTATGCTGATTTTTTCGACTTCTCCATCATATTCGTCATCAGACCTCAGTAATTCGAATATGTTCTTGCTATCGTCCATGGAATAGTTTTTAAAACAATCGACAATTCGCTCTCTTGGAAGAATTATCTTTACCTTGCCGTCTCTTACTCCGTATTCTTTGTCAAGATAGAGTTCTGGAAATAGTTCATTTTTTATGCTTTCGTATGCTTCATTTTCCATTCCGTTGCGTTCGCAGTCAGAATAGACGGAACTCATTCCAATGCCGTCGTAGAAATCGTTGTCTATGTCTTCTATTATTTCGGATGACTGGTCTTCAGTGAACATTTCATCGTCTTCCAGTCTGTCGTCATACAGGTCCGCAATATCGCTCCATGTCACATCAAATCCATTTTCCGACAATATCTTGTTGAAATTTCCGTCGTCCATATTGTTCATGTTAGGAGTAGTGTCGGACGTATAGAACAACTCATAAGTGTCCCCACCGATAAGAAGCTGTTTTATGAATTCCCAACTGATTCCTTCTCTTCCTCCGTCATAGACTTTCTCAATATCGTCAAAATCTACAATGGCGGTCACAGTTCCATCTTGTTCCATGTTGAATTCCTGAGAATCCGAAAACAGAAGATTCTTCACAACGGACGGTTTGTCGACAAGAGAAGCGAACGCTTCAGGTTTTAGTTTGTCACATTCCGACAGGTTCAATCCTCCAAGTTCCTGTGGTATGCCGACAAGACTTTCGAGGTTTTTGCATCCGGAGCAGTCCAAGGTTCCTTTTCCTATGCTTCTCGGACACCCTTCAAGGCTTGTCAGCTGCGACCAGTTCTCGCAGTCGATGTCATGGTTAATGCTGTCTGGAACCTGAATTTGCGTTCCGCTGTTGACATCGTACCAATAGAAGTGGTCTCCGGCAATGCACACTATGTTGCCAGAGGAGCTGACAAGTTGGACAACCTTTCTGTATTTGATTATTCTCGGCGTCGGATTTCTTCTCGACGGTTTTGTCATCATCACATAATCGTATGAACTGTAGTCGTCTTCGCTTTTTACGCAAATCCAGCCCATCTTGTCGGCAAAAGAGTCTTCTACGGAATTTTCACGATATCTCTCCATCAGTTCGTTCGGGTCTCTTGGTTTGAACGTTTCATAGAAATTCACTCCGAAGAATTCGGAAATCTCTTTTGTCGACATCATGTTGTCGTTTCCGCCGTTATCATGGTTCCATCTGCATGTGCATGTATTGAGAGAGCCGTCGTCGTTTACTGAAATCGCAATCATGGACTTTCCGTATGCGTCGAGCGGACATCCTTCGCCTCGTTCGCGTGGAACGTTCTGGAATCCGTTTTGCAGGCAGAAATAGAAAATGCCCATGCCGTCGTTCGTGTAGTTATCATACATGTTTTCATAGTGCGTAACGCACCATCCAACATATTGACTGTATTGTCTTGCGGTCTCGTAGTCCGGAATCTTCACTATCTCATATTGCGTGTTCCTGCTGTATTGCGAAGCGGCTATCGAGTCCATGTCGTTCTGTAGGTTCTGCTGAACCGCGCTGCCGAATTTCTCGTCAAGCTGCTGCAATGAAAGCCCGTTGAGATTGTAGTCGTACTCGTTTACGTGGGCGTCGGATGTCACGAGCTTGAGAATCTTGTTGAGCTGCGCGGCTTTTCTCTGAAAGTTGTTAGGGTCTTTTGCAAGGTCGTCAAAGTAGATTCTCGACGTTCCAAGGAGGAATTTGCAGTTCGCACCCCTGACGTTCGGCATGAGATTCCTTATTTCCTGTGTGAATATTCGAGGGTTCATTGTCTGTCCGTTCTGCAACTGCCGTCCTATTATCTCAGGATGGCTTTGTTTTACGAACTTTTCTGCGCGGTTGATGTTTTTTCCTTCCGCGTCCTCGTTTATCATTCGAAGACCGCTTCCATACATGCTCATGTAGGCTTCCGCAATCGGAAGGAGGTCTCTGTTGGTAAAACTGCGAATCATCGAAAATTCTTTGTCTGTTCTATTGATTCATATTTAGAGGAATTTTAAAAGTATCAGCGACGATAATATTCGTTCCAAACCTCGTCGTTGAGACCTGAATCGGTCACAACCAAAGTTTCTTTTCCATCCCTTGAAACTATTCCCCAGTTTTTGATGTTGAAGAAATCCGCGACAAGACCCTCTTCTGCTCCGTAATTTCCAATATATTCGAAGAGACCATACAAAACCTCGTGCTCATCAGGGTCTTCCCATACGGAGTCCTCTATTTCCTGAAGTCTTTCCTTTGGGGTCGTGAAATACCTGTATCGGAAAGCCGTTGGTCTTCCTCTTTGCCGCGTCATGTGGACTAGAAGGTCACACATCTCTCCGAACGTAAGTCCAAGAAGCCTTGGAAAGTCCATAGGTCTTGCCTTTGCAGCAGCCTCGACTTCACACCAAGAATAGTCGTCCGCGTTTCCATAGCATTCCGAGAAGCAGTTTAGCGAGTTCTTGTACCAGTCTCCTGCCTCTACGCGGTTTTGAGCAAGTCCTTTTCTGTTGAAAGCAAGTTTCAGTACATGACCGTTCGGCATCATGAAAGCCATTCTTGAAGACCCTTTTCCGAGGTACTTAAGATTGTCCTTGCAGTATTTTACTCGGTTCTTGAAGGTCTTCAGGTCGTCAAGCATCTTCGTGGAGAAAGGTTGTTGAGAGGAAAATTGTGAATTCTCCTCATATGATTCTCTTATTCTTCTTAGTTCGGAAAGGGAATAGTCTTTCATGCCTGATATTTAGAGGATTTTTATGAAGTTTCGACTAAATAACGTCAGATAGTTAATTTCATTCAGTTTTCAAGATGTTGGATTACCAGATAAACGAGTCGATTTCAAGGGCATATTCAGAGTCCGTATGTGGTTATAAACGCCATAGAAATAAGAATTTCGAGAAAAACAGAGTTAATGAGGATAACAATGTAGTATATCGTGTACAGGGTCCTTCTACGATTGAGCTTGACAGGATAAGAGAACGACAAAGAAGGGATAGTCTTACACCTGAAGAAAGAGCAAGAGAAGATAGACAGAGAGCCAGACTTCAAAGTGAACGTGAACGGAGACAAAGAGAACACGAGTATGCTAATAGGAGGCAAACGTTTATTTCAGCTGCTCCAGAACGTCATAGAAGACCTGAAGCTACAATAGGAGCAGCCAATAGCAGAAGTGCCGCAGAGATGAGGGCTGCAATGGCTACAGACCCAGGGATGAGAATTGGACAAGGCGTATATGATGGACTTGGATTGATGCTTCCTGGTGCGATGGTTGGAAAAATAGGAAAGGCCGGTAAGGCAGCTTCTGTGATTTCAAAGGCCGGACAATCTAGTCAGGCCGCCGCAAAAGGAGTAGGAATTGGTTCAGGGGCAAAGAATTTGGCTATACGTGGACTTAGGGGATATGGATGGTATGGTGCTGGAAATGAAATAGGAGATATTCTTGACGATGCCGGTTTCGATACGGCGGCGGATATTGCAAGGTCTACCGGAATTGCTCTTGGAACAAAATCTGCTTTATCACCGATTGGTTCGAAACTTCCATTGAATAAGAGGTTTATGTATGGTGTTCCTGGAGGTTTTGGAGTGCAGCAGGGTGTACATGACATATCTTCACAGTTGGAAAAGCGCGGAATAATTAGTCCTGAAACAAAGAAAAAAATGGATGTTGCCGGCGATTATATTGGTTTTGGAGCAGTAGGCGCACCATTATGGAATGCAGGAGAAAAGTTGATAGAAAAGGGAGTTGAAAAAGGTGTAGAGCATTTTGTTGGAGGAGATAATGAACAAGTTCCAACAGAAAATGAAGAGAACACAAATGATGATAACAACAACTTAAACAATGGAGAAAATCAGCAGAATAATAGAAATGGTGGAACGGAAGATGTGAATCTTGACGATTTGGAAAAAATGCTGTAATATATGATATAATTTATATTGGAGGTTAAAACTACTGCTAATAGGGGTTGAAGCGTTTCGTTCATACGTTTCGACCCACCTCTTTTTTATTATATATAATTTATTAGTAGACTAAATAACGTCAGACATTAGCAGTGTCAAATTATGAACGAAGATAATATTATACATGGCGAAATTGCCATTGACGAATCAGTTGTCGAGACAAATGAGGTTACGACTTCAAATTGTAAAGTTGTAGATGGAATACCAACAGAGAAATACGAGGAATTGTACGATTATTATGTACAGTTCGGATTTGATGCATTGAAGAGGAAATATTCTCTTGAGATTACAAGGGATATTTTTATCAATAACTGTATAAAATATGTTGAGAAGTGTCCTTATTATGGACGAAGAGAAGAAAATCTTCGTATATGTAGAAATATGTATAAGGAGTATATTGAGAATGGTTTTGAAGGTGTTGTTAAGAAATTTAATTATAAGCGTACAAGGGATTCTCTTATTAGTAAATTTGAAAATCTTTTGCCAGAATATGATTCTAAAGAAAGAATGAGAAATGTTGAAAAGAAAAATGTTGAATTCTATACAAAAATTTATAATGAATATAAGAAAAATGGGCTTTTGAATTTAAAGGAACAGTTTGGGTGCAGTAATAATAGAAAATATTTATTAAGACAGTTCAAGAAATATGTGAAAGAATATGAGACTGTCGATATAGATTTTGATGATACGCCTAATGTAAATGGTAAGAAAAGAAAAAGGTCGAAGTTTTGGAAAGGATTTAATTTGAAGAATTCGTCATTGAAGGAAATGACTGATTATATTCTTGAACATAGCGATTACAAGACCATAGAACGAGACGAGAGACGGATACATTATCTTGTGTACATGATTGTCAACAAGGTCAACGGAAAGATATATGTCGGTCAGCATGAGACGATGAACATTGATGACAATTATATGGGAAGCGGCTCTGTATTGGAACTTGCAAAGAGGAAATATGGTATCGAGAATTTCGAGAAGATTGTGTTGTTCGATTTCAAGTCATTCGAGGAAATGAACAATATGGAAATAGACATAATTAGTGATGATTTCAGAAGAAAGACCGATTGTGTTTACAACAGATGCAATGGTGGATTTGATGGGCCAAATTCGGAATATCAGAAGGAGATGCATCAACTTGGTTTATGGAAAAAGCCGAATGAAGGGAAAATAATGTGTCATGATAAAGATTTTAATATGAAATTCTTTTTCGAAGATGAAATTCCAGAGGGGTGGGTTAAAGGAGGTATTATTGACGAGGAATTACATAGAAAACTGAATAAATTGGTTGATGAGTTACATTCATTGGGTTCTAATTATACTTGGAAACAAGGAGATACTGTTGAATTTGTTTCTAATATGATAGAACAATTCAAGAAACGAAAAGCCAAAGAAGAGTTGAACAGAAAAATGTGGAGAGAGATTTTTGATTATTATAAAGATAACGGAAGAACAAAAACTCTTGAAAAATATAAAGAGGTTGAAGGAATTGTTGTGATGGATAACAGTTTTCAGAAATATTTTGAAGACGAGTTTGAAATTGTAAGACAACAGTGGAAAGATGATAAAAAGTCTCGTATGGAGGAATTTGAAGAAATAAAGAGAGAATTACAGTCATATGGGTTTGACAGGGCGTGGGATGTATATAATCTTGAAAGTATTAAGAAGATGAGAGATGCTTGCATGAAAAGGAAGAAATGGATTGATGACAAGATAAAGTTTTATTCAAGCATAATTGATGAATGCTATAAGTATGGTATTTCACACGTCGGTAGAAAATATAAAGATACACATATAGGTGAAAATTTTAGTAGGTTTGTTCCTTTGTTGTATAAGAAATTCATGAAGGAGAAATATGGAAAGGATGTTGAAGTGAATGAGAATGTATATTCAACATTATCCTATGCAAAGACAATTAATAGAAAGAAAAGGGAACCATCCGATAGAGAAATTGAACGTAGGAAGAAAAATAGAGAAGAGCGGATTAAGTTATATAATGAATTGGTATCACTTGGCTCAAAAATAAAATATAGCGATACTATGGCTTTGACGACTCTTCGTATCAAAATAGAACAATTTAAAGTGTCAAAAGCAAAAAAGGAAGCGATGATAAAGTATTATGTAGATTTCTATAATGATATAATGGAAAATGGATATAAATCTGCGTGTAAGAAAATCAATTATACTGGTAATTTGGGTAATCTAAAGAAAAGATTTATGAAATATGTGGATGGATTCAAGTATGATGATTTTTGATTAAAAACTAAATATAGCAGAAGATTTGAAAGACCATAAAGATGCTTAAGCTCATAGTAGAAGATAGTGATTATTCAAAAGCTACTGTTGTAGAATCGACTGAAGAAGCTAGTCGTCCAAAACAACTTTATCTTCGTGGTATATTTGCAAAAGCCGAACAACTCAATAGGAATAAACGAAAGTATCATTTTGATGGACTTAAAAAAGAATTTGATAGGCTTATAGAGGAAGAAATTAATAAAGGGACATGTATTGGAGAATTTGAACATCCAACGGACAGTAAAGTTCTACGTGAAAGAGCCGCTGTAAAAATAACAAAGATTGAATGTGATGAGAAAAATAAGGTTTGGCTCGGAGAAGCTGTTGTTATGAGGTCCGACCCGGAGCATCATATAATTGGTCTTCCGAGAGCTGATATTCTTTCTGCATATCTTTCTTATGGCGTTCCATGTGGGTTTTCTACTAGGGGTTGTGGTGAGATAAATGAAACTACACACTATGTAGAGCCGTACACGCTTTTGGCTTTAGACGCAGTTATCGAGCCTAGTTGCGGCTCGTACTGTGACGGTATTCTCGAATCGAAGGAATTCATGATAGATGTTCACGGTCAGATAGTGGAATGTGCGATGAACAATTATGAGAAGATGATTAACTCCGCATCCCACACATACGACCTTGAAAAGAAGAGGGAAATTTACAGAAATGCGTTTGACACGCTTTTGAAGGGGATTTAACATGCTCCGCGCAAAAGACATCATCAACGAATCCCGCGTAAACGAAGCAGACGTTCTGAAAAGAAATCCGCTTCAGCCGACATATCGAAAGGAACACTACGATTCCCGCGACAAGGTTATAATCGATGACGCGGAAGATGACATTGAAACCCTTGACGGCAGGATTAACGCAAGGGGAAGGGCTGAACCTCTCAGGACAAAATATGTCGATGCTGCAAGAAAGCAGAACAACCGCAAGGAGATATGCGACAAGTACATTCCAATCCTCAATGAACTCGGAAAGAAGCTCGACCAAGAAGGATTTTGGAGATTGGTCTATGACATACAGTCTCTTATTGCGAAACTTGAGGATGAAGTCAATCCTGAAGTATTTGATATGGATTTGAACTTTCGCTCGAACCAAAGGGATGTAAGACGACCGATACATGTAGGAGACCCTATTCTGCATAGAAGAGACTACTACGGTCACGAGCAAGCCTGGTCGAGCTGAATAAAATAACCATAAAAATGAAAACGATTTCCTCCGTCATGCTCTGGCGGAGGTTTTTGTTTTGTTTGACTTCCATTGGCCTTTATGCTATAATTTAACATATGGAAGCAATAGGCTCATCAGATAGTAAGAATTATACAACCATTCCGAGAGTCATGGGGAATGAGATTTGCTGCCTCGAATCCGTCATGGAAGACTATATTCAGAGGCATGGAGAGTTTATAGTGCCTGACAGAATCGAGCGCAACGAGAGGTCGATTTACTACAAGGTCATTAAGGTTGGTTCTGATGTCGAGGAGCTGACAGGCGTTAAGGTCGGAGACTATGTTTTTGTGGATGCACTTGCCCGTTTTGCCGATACCCATCCATTTTCGTTCATAAATTGCAGAAACATTCTTTTTATTACGGACAGCGCAGGCTCGGAGATTCATGCGAGAAAATATCGAGTTATAGCTAGGATAGTCGAGCCATCAACGGAAAAGGATTCAAGCGGATTCATAAAGGTGTCCGATATCGACCCATATGCGGAGATTGTCTCGATAGGAGAAGGATGTGATGATAGGGGATATAAAGTTGGAGACCATGTTTCCGTAAGTTCGAACGCCGACATGTACATGATGAACAACGTCAAGTATTTCGACTACGATTTTCGCGTACCGATGTTCAAGTTTGAGGAGAGTAGATGAAAACAAAAACCATAAAAAAGTGCGGAATAGTACAGAAAGTGTTTAAATGGGGATTTGCTGATGTTTCAATAAAAATGAAGCAGATTGCTAAAAACGAGAAATGTGAACTTGTATTTTTAAAAGCAGGAGATGGTATTGGTGGATATAATTATGGTGCTTGCGCTGGAAAAACAATCATGATTGCCCCTTTTATAAATGTGGAAAATGGAGGGCGTGTTGGGCAGTTTGATTTTTTGCATGGTTGTTCGAATCCTATTGAATGTCAATTCATCACGTTTTTTCATGAATTAGCACACGTTAAGTTAACGAAGAAAGTTCCTTCTATTATACAACACTACTCGTGGAATGACACAAGCAAATTTCAATTCGAGCTATGGATAACAATGTTGGGTGTTGAATATGCACACAAAAAGTATGGTATAAAGTTTTCTGATGACGCGGTGAATTGGCTGATAGAAGAAGTTAAGACATATATTAAAAAAGAGGAGTCAGATGTTGGATATGGACTTCGTTTGATGAAATCAGACTATGATGGATATGAAGTTAAATCTGAATGGGAATTTAGAGGAAGAAAATAAGAAGATGAAAGTATCGTTGTTTAAATACGAACTTATAGAAAGTATTCCGCTTATCGAGCTTGGATATTCCTCAGATGAATTGGAAAGATTTGATTTAACTGACATTAGACTTAATCGTTATAGAGCGATTCCGCAGCTAGTTAAAGCAGAGGATATAGATATTTGCGAAATGAAAAAGCCAGTTGCATTTGATTCAATATTTAAAATGTGATACAATATATTCTATGAGATTCGACAAGCTTTTCGAAGAGATGTCCAAGCATCTTCCTGTAGAGATTTCCGACAGCGGAAACGAGCTGATAAGAATTCCAAACGGTGGTATCAAGGTACGTGTCGGAAACTACGGTTCCGATATCGAGGATGACACATACGCAAATGTGGTGTGCGTGTCAAGACATTTCGTCAGCAAGCCTATATACGAGATTTCAGTGAAGTCTACGTTCACAGGCAAGGAATATGTTCTGAAGACCACGGCAGACCATACATGCATGAGGATTTCAGATAAGGAGGATGTGGATGGAAACTTTGTGTTCGAGCAAGTTTCGGCAAAAGACCTTAGTGAAGGAGATAATATCTGCATATGCGACATCGAGAATTGGTTCGGACATGAAGAGTGCGATACGAAAGTTCCGATAATGAAAATTTCGGTTGATGAGAACAAAGACGGTTCATGGGTCTATGACCTTGAGGTGGATTCGTCCAAGCATGTATATTTTGCTAATGGAGTGCTTGTCCATAATTCGCAGTTCATAAATCTCGCTCCGATAACCAGGTTCATGCTCGGCAGTGACGGAAAGGACCAGGAAATACCGTTTTCAAAAGCTTCTGAAGACGAGCAGAAAAAGGTCATTTCGGACGCATACCACATTGTAGACCTTGCGAACAAAAACGTAGCGAAACTTGTCAACGACACATGCCATACTCTTCATGGAGAAGTTCTCCACTATTCTCTCGAATATATCGCCGCAGAGGGCATGTATTTCAAGAAGAAGCACTATATCGTGAGGAAGGTTCTTTCGGACGACATTGCATGCAACAAGTTCAAGTATTCCGGCATATCTGTGAAGAAGGCTGAAATACCAGAAAGCATGAAGGACTTCCTAAAGAAAATCTATGAGTCCACGATGACGGAGGATTGGAGCGAGGCTAGATATCGAAAAGAGGTCGAGAGCGCGTATTCGCAGTTCGTTCAGCTCGATTGGGCGGATATAGCGTATTTCAAAAAATACAGGACATTGAAGCAGACAATCAGCTTGACCGAATCTGAGAAGGGTGCTGGAGTACACGCAAGGGCTGCAAACTTCTACAACCAGCTTATAGAAAAGCTTGGAATAGCTGGAAAGTATTCAAAGATTGGAGTAGGGGACGAGTTCAGATATGCCTACGTCCTTCCTACGAACGAGTACGGTATGGACTGCATTGCGTTTAAGGATTCGTTCCCTGATGAGTTCCGCACGATGTTCAAGCCTGATTACGAAAAGATGTTCGAGAAAATTTTCACGAAATCGCTTGAAAACTACGTCAAGATAATGCACTACAGGACAGCAGACCCTACCAAGATGGAGGAAGACCCTGACTTTGTGATATTCTGATTGCCGTGTCGAGAGCCTAAATATCGTCAAACAACAATAAACTTAGGTCAAGGCACGATGCTTAACAGAAAATTCATGACCGAGAACGCCCGCATAACGGATGCATACGCTCAGATGTATGCAAGACGCGGCGTGAACGAGTCTTCGAACGATGGTAATGGAAATCTTCTAAGGTCTCTCAGGGGACAGCTTCCAATAGACGGAACTGGCTCACCGAGAACAGGTTCTAAGCTTGGAGTACGCAAGGTTCTTCCGTTTGAGAAGAGGGATTCTAGGAATTGTTGTGGTCATACCGTTCCGATGAAGAGCACCTTCGGGTATGGGAAGGTCAAGACAGGTCCTGTTGACACAAGGAAGATAGAGCACGTCGCTCCTTCTTCAACAGGCTCGAAGCTTGGAGTACGCAAGGTTCTTCCGTTCGAGAAGAGAGATGACCGTCCGACTTCAATTGGAAGGATTTCCAATGTCAGGAATGTAAGTGTCGTAAAGGGCGTCAGAGAGTCTATCGACGATTTCGATGACATCGAGGATACCGAGACCATTTCTTGCGAGGGATGCGACAAGCGTGATGAAGTCCTTGACCTAGTTCTTTCGACTTTCGAGCAGATTTATGATAATCTTTCCGATGATGACAAGGAGACTGTCGATGAGGTGAAGGTTGAAATTGAGTCTGTACTGAATCCTGAAGACGATGATGAAGATGTAGACGGTGATTTCGAGGATGAAGAAGAGGACATTGGCGAGTCTGTTGTAAATGAAGCCGGTGTGTCAAGTGCGACAAGGGGTGCGGCTAGAGGAGCAGCCAAGGGTGCAGCTAAAGGAGCAGCCAAGGGTTCGGCCAAAGGAGCCGCAAAGGGTTCGGCCAAAGGAGCCGCCAAGGGTTCGGCTAAGGGTTCTGCAAAACCTGTTTCAAAACCAGGCGCAGAATCGGCAAAAGCTGCCGGGCTTACTAAAGAGCAGGTAGCGGCGGCAAAAGCGAAATTTCAAAATGAACTCGATGCGCTTACTCAAAAATACATTAGTGAACAAGGACTTGGAAAAAATGAGGCTTATAAAAAGGCGATAAGAGAACTTGTTCCATCATGGAAATCAAGATATCCGAAATTGATGGCACATGGAAGTATTACTGAATGGCTTAAAACACTTGGAATAACTGCTGCGGTTGGTGCAGGTGCATATGCAACAACTAAGTTAATTGGTGGAGAGGATAATAAAAAGACTGGAATGCCAGACCCAACAGTTACAAATGCAAAAGAAAGAGTTGAGATTGAAGACAATGACCCTGCGTTAGCTTCTTCAAAGAATCGTCAAACAAATCCTTCCGGCACAAAGGATGGAGTTGAAATCTACAAGACAGACGAAAAGGGAATTCCTTTGAATCCTGAAATGCAGGCTAAGATGCGTGAAGAGCTTAACGACAGGTACGAATACCAGAAGTGGAAAGCACAGCGCGGTTCGGCTTCTCAAGGTGGCGGTGATGGTCGCGGCGTAATTGACCAAATCGCAGACGCTCCAGGCAAGCTGATTGGCGGAGTTCTTGGAGGAGTCGCAAAGGGAGGAGAAGCCCTTCTTTCCGCTCCTTCGGCAATCATCAAGAATACTGGACGCAACATTCGTGCGACAGGATATGGTCTTGACGACGAAACTGGCAACGAGGAATATCGTCTCAAGATGCAGCGTGAACACGAGCGTGAAGTGATGAAGATGAAGCGCGAAGAGGAGCAGGCTCGCTGGGAAGCTGAGCAGAGGCGTCGCGAACAGGCAGAGAAGCTACAGCAGCGTCAGACTGAGACTCCTTCAGGGATTCAGGCATACACAGTGAAGGACAATCAGGGCGGAGACAACAAGGTCGTTCAGACTTCTGACAGCGTGACCGTGACAGGTCCAAACTGGAAGGAAAAGCCTAACGGTACGGAAGATACCAAGTAATAGAGATATTTTTGGTTGAAAGAAAAGCCCTCTTGTGCTATAATATACGGCACAGAGGGTTTTCTTTTTATGGATATAAAGGAACATAACAGTGAAATCGTGGAAGCCGAAAATGAACAGAATCAGGATGTTTCCACGGAAACCGAAAATGTCTCTTCTTCAGAAAATAAAGAGACTGTGCATGAGTCTACGTCGGAAAAGACGGATGTATTTACAATAGATGACAGCACTATAGACATCTTTGACAAGCCAAGGTCGAAAATAAGTAGACCTATGTCGAAGGTCTCGATTCCATGGGTCGACAAGTATCGTCCAAACTCGATAGACGACATGGTTCTTGACGAGGAGACCAAGAAGATGTTCAAGGAAATGCTCAAGACTCATGACATAAAGGACATGTCTCTGTTTGGAGAGCCTGGAAAGGGGAAGACATCGCTTGCAAGACTTCTTGCAAGGTTGGTTGACGCGGAGACTCTTTTCATAGCATGTGGAACCGATGGAACAGTCGATGTCGTGAGAAATCGCATACAGCCTTTCTGCGAATCCGCGTCGTCAGGAAGAATAAAGTGCATAATCTTGGACGAGTTCGATGCGTCGTCAGGAGGAAATGCGGCTGCAAACGGAATGCAGAAAGCACTTCGCTCTCTTATGGAGGCTTACACCGACACAAGGTTCATCATAACATGCAACTATCCGCAGAAGATAATCAAGCCGATATTCTCAAGATGCCAGAAGGTGCATATCGGATTCGGAGTCAAGGATGTTGCGCTTCGCCTAAAGCAGATTTGGGAAAACGAGGGAATAGAGTATGACCGTGAAACGGCGACCGAATTCGTCAAGAAGTACGTCTATCCGAGAATGCCTGACATACGCTCAATCATAAACCTTGCTGAAATGTTCTGCTGTTCAGGAAAGCTCGTTCTTTCAGGTGGAAGCCAGACGAATGTCGGAAGCAACGAGCTTTCCGAGTTTGCAGATAGGATAATCAAGTTTATATCGAACGGAACTTCTTACAAGGATGTGCGGCACATGGTGCTTACGAACAGCCATATATTCAGCGGAGACTATGAGCTGATGATTGGAGCACTTGCGGATGCGGTTGTAAGGAAAGACCTCGACCCAAGCATCATTCCGATTCTTTCGGACTATGCCTACAAGATGTCTCAGGTCACAGACCCTTCGTTGCAGATGATTGGCGCAATAATCACTCTGTATGGAAAGCTGCCGAAAGCTAAATAATGGCAAATATCAAACTGTTAGTATAAAATGAAGATAGAAGAGCTTAAGCAGGGTCTTGAGAGGATTCTTGACGCCGCGAATGAAAAGCTGAACGCACTTTGCGAACAGGTTGGCATCGAGCCTGACGACCCCGTTCTCACCGAGGAAGAGGATACCGAAACCGAGGGGGGAGAAGGTGGAGAGGAAGGTGCTTCAGAAAAAGAAGGAGAAAATGGAGCAGCTTCCGCAGGAGACGAGAACACAATTCCGACACCTGAAAACCTTGAAGGTGGAGAAGGGATTCCGCAAAATGGAGCAAACATGGCGGCTGCACAGGCCGGTATAGAGGGCGGTGCTGCCCCTGCAACTGAGATTCCACCTGAAGCACAGCAGATGGCCGGTATAGAAGGTGCTGCCGCAGGAGTTCCTGGTATGGAAGCTTCGGCACAGGGCGGTGGAGGAATGACTCCTGACGAGGAGGAACTTCTTAAGCAACAGCAGGCTGCTGCACAGCAGTAAACTGTCAAAACTACTCCCATAGTAGTATAGTTCAAGAATGAAGGAGGCGATAGATTAAAAATCGTCTCCTTTTCGTTTGTTTTATCGTTCTTTATGCACTAAATAATGACAAATCATCATCTAATCAAAACGGTTTTCACAAAATGGGTTCTCAGCTTGGAGATTTGAAGAAGCTTGTAGGCGACATAAGGGAGAGAATTGATTCCATATGCCGTGAAAAATGCAAGGATTTCAACCTTGACGAAAAGGAATTTTTCGGAAAAGACAGAGAAAAAGAAAATGTAGAGGAAAGCGCAACTTCCAAAAGAAAAGGCTCTTCTTCTGTTCCTCCTTCAATAGAACCTGTCGTGAACAGAGCATCATCTTCCAAAGACGACGTTGAAAATGATGACGATGAAAATACAAAGGATACTGACGATGAACTTAAGAAAAAGAATTCACAGACAGATGATGATTCAGATGAGAATGATTTTGAAAAGAAGAATCCGTTCGGAAACATAGAGACACAGAGAGATGACAAAATTACCTACAGCTATAAGTATGCAGACAACATGGTAGACCCGGAACTTGAACCGAAGGTGAATTTCGATAAACCAAAGAAGAACAAGGATGATGTAAGCGGAGTAAAGAACGGATTGAAGAAATTTGGTCTGAAAAGGCTTTCGAAGTATGCCTTGAAAAAAGGGTACAAGTCTCTTGCAAAAAGGGGTCTTGCAAAGTCCGGAACAAAAGCCGGAGCGAAAATAGGAGGGAAAGCAGTCGTAAAGGGAGCTGGAAAGTTTGGGGCGAAGTCTCTTGCGAAGAAGCTTCCGTTTGGACTTGGACTTATTCCTGCTGCGGCATTTGCGGCAGACCGAGCAATCGAAGGAGATTTTTCAGGCGCTGGTCTTGAACTTGCGTCTGGCGCGACGGCAGCAGTCCCTTTGGTTGGAACGGCAGGTTCACTTGGGATTGATGCATATCTTGCCGACAGAGATATCAGGAAAGCCACAGGAAAAGGTCTTGCCGGACATGGAATGGACAAGGCTGGAGAACTTGCTGGAAAATACGCAGAGCATAGAATCAGACGTGCTATGGCAGGCGAGTCGTTTGAATGCTTCAACACACTGTACGACCGTGCAAAGAGGATTTTCGAATCCGAATCAGGAGTGAACGAAAGCGTCGATGGATATTGCTTTGACGATTATGTCATGGAGTCGAAGATAGACAATCTTGCGGTTTCAAAGGAAGAGATTGACGAATCAAAGGTGTTCTTCGGTTACGGAATGCTGTGCGAGAGCTTCGGAAACGACGACGAGGAACTTAGGAGGCTTTTCAGGAGAATATCGCCAGACGGAAAGATTTCGATGGAAGACCTTATCGAGAAAGACACCGACATGCCTGACATAATCGCGGCGAAAAGGCGGATAAGGTCTCTTCTCGGAACAAGGCGTTCGACAAATGGAACTTCATCCGCAGATTTTAACGCTAAGGAATACAAGAAAGCTCTAGACCTTTCCACCAATCCAAGCGGCAAGCTGACGAACTTGCAGCTTCTGCATAAGGGTTTAGACCAGTTGGGGGGTGGAGTGGCTAGCGGTCTTGAAAGAAACATGCTCATACCACAGGAGCTTACAAGAAGGTTGAACATACCAAAGAACCTTGGAAGACTTGCTGGTGCTGGTGTGGGAGGTCTTCTGTTCGGTCCTGTAGGAGCGTTGGCAGGAACGGCTCTTGCAAACTGGATGGCGAACAGCCACGAGAAGTACAAGGCAAAGCAATATGCTAAACTGCATGGTCTTGATGACAAGAACGCTCAAGGTAAGAAGGATGGCTATATCGGAAGTCTTGCAGGAGCTGGCATCGGAACGCTTTTGGGCGGACCTGTTGGAGGAATTCTAGGAGCAGGCGTCGGTCATTTTCTTGACAGAAAGACCGACGCAAAGATAGAGCCTAAAAATACTGACAGATAAAAGGATTTCAAATAATATGGATAGAAAAGAACTTATAGGTCTTGGAGATGCCTCCGTCAGAAAGGCGTTGGCGAACATGTTTGCAATCCTCAACAAGGACGGTGAAATACTCACAAAGGTCGGAGGAATGGAGAACGCCGACAAGATGGTGTTCAGTCCAAGGCTTGAATGCGGAAAGGACTGTTCCGTCATGCTGTTTGACGATGAAGACAAGGCTCGCGGAGCAATAGAGGAGATTCTGGTTCCTCAGGACGACGGAGAATACCACGTATTCAAGTTCACCGCTATAGATGACGGAGACGGAGATGTGGACGGAGGATATGAAAACGACTTCGACATTGAATTCGATTCGGACGAGGGTGAGGATGAAGATGATGTTTGTGGAGATGATTGTCAGGGCGATGAAAATTCCGATGTTGTAATTGAAATAGATTCCGATGAAGAAGATGATGGAAATGGCGGTGACGGAACTTTCGATAGCGGAGACATGTCCCTTGACGACGCAATAGAGCATGCAAGGGAGGTTGGAACGAAGATGCTTTCGGAAAATCCTGACTGCGATTGCGGAAAGGAGCATTTGCAGCTCGCGAAATGGCTTGAAGAACTTAGGTC